GCCGTGTGGATCGACTCCAGTCATTACTACTTCTAGGTCTTACGACCTGATGCAGATCCCGCCCTCTTGAGAAGAGGAGCAGGCCTTGGGTGGCCCGCGGTGACTCCACTATGGTTATAACAATAACTCGGTACAAGTATGGGCAATCACACCACGCGCTCACTACGCAAAGGTAGGAGAAGGCTAGCCCCCTAACCTCCACCTGGTGTCATCCAGGAAAGTACTGTCTCACCCTTTAAACACTAATGCTTTCATCAATAGATTACTAACAAATAGTGAGAAAAGAGCAAGTAAATGGATCCGTCAACGTGAGTTGGCGAGATTCATTTATTTGCCAGTGCAAGTCCTTGGTCTGACAGACCATTGGAAGAAGGGTTTCCGTGTATTAGCACTTAATATCAAAGAAATTTGGATTAAGTCGGGACCGAAGTTCACCTCTCAATACTTGAGTGAGTGTTCTAGGGCGCTAATATGCTGGTTGGGAAATGAGCATTATGTTCAAGGTAAAACCTTGATCGCTCGTACCAAATCAGGTCTACCGAAAATCATTCCGATTTATCTAAGAGACATTATTCGAGGTGTTAAACTCGATAAGGACTCTAGTAAATTGGTGTTTCGGGCAGTGTTGACCGCTCTCAGTGTGTATCGAGTCATAGGTTTTGCACCCATTTTTAAATGGGAGACAATTACCGATCCCTTTACGGGGTCTACTCAGACGATTCCGGAAACGGAATTACGTAGAGTATTGGCTCATATGCCTTCTTTAAGATCACTTCGAAAACCTGACTTTCTGAGAATATCAGAAAGTTCAGGGCCAAACTATCCGCGAGCAACTTGGTCTGCACCACTTGACGCCATCGCCCTTGCTTTTCATCCTAAACAGATGATAGCTTGGATACGGTGGTGCCATGCCCACAAATGGGATTTACCCATTGTGTGGCTGGTGTGGATTTTAATTGTGACCATGCCATTCGTCTTCCTTATCAGACTAATTCACTCCCTATGTAAGGGGTGTAAATTAGGATATGTAGTTCCAAAGGAACTGTATATCGGACGACTGGCAACTGTTCTAGAGGCGAGAGGGAAGGTTAGAATTGTAGCCATTGTAGATTATTGGTCTCAGTTAGTACTGAAACCACTACATGACTCAATCTTTAATCTTCTCCGACGCATCCCTCAAGACGGTACGTTCAATCAAGAACGACCGATGAAGGAGCTCTTAAACCGCTGTGTCTCTGGAGTTCGGATTGCTTCTTTCGATCTGTCGGCAGCTACAGATAGACTGCCGGCGAGCCTTCAAGTTCAAATTTTGAACTTGTTGGGTGAACCTGGAGATCTTTGGATCTCCCTGCTTCAACGACCGTATCATTACGTTCGTAAATCAGAAGAAGGGTCGAAAATATCGACTGTATATGAATATGCCGTAGGGCAACCTATGGGGGCATACTCCTCTTGGGGTATGCTTGCTCTAACACATCACATTATTGTGCAGGTCGCTGCTAACCGTGTTGGCATTGCCAGCTGGTTCAGGGATTATGCTATCCTTGGTGATGATATTATCATTGCCAATGATCTTGTAGCGGTAAGCTATAAGGCTATAATGAACGACCTCGGTGTCGAAATAAACATGACTAAAAGTCACCACGGAAACGTGGCCGAGTTCGCCAAAAGATGGATCCACCCTCTCTTAGGAGAGTTCACTCCTATTGGAGCTGGGAACATT